ACGAGATTACCACGCTTGGCGCGAAGCTGTCGAAGGTGCAGAAAGACGCCGGGGCTGAGATTGAAAGGCTTCAGTCCAGTCTAGGCGCGATCAGAACCGCGTTCGATCGCTGGGACGGCGGCCAAGGCGATCAGTGGGAGCTGCTGAACGAGCTCGAGCGGATACTTAAGGGCGGCGCCGTAGAGAGTCGCCCACAGCTCGTCGCATGGGACGAGGAGACTGCCGTAAATACTTACTTTCGCACGGCCGCTGCAGCGATGGAGAGCAACGAGCCGTCCGATGGACTGCCGATAACCGCGACTCTCGTAGAGAAACAGTCGCGAGTATGTGACTGCGACTCGTTCGCCGCGTTCGGTGAGTGCGGACATATTCACGAGTCTGAGTGAAGGCTCAGCCCTTTTGGTCGTTGCGATCGAGCTGCCCCTGTAACCGGCTGAGCGAGACCATAGTGGCGCCGAGCGCTCTGTTGATGTCGTCGAACTTGTTGTAGAGCTTTTCGCGGCTCTCCCTAGCCTCCTCGTAGTGCTCGTCAACGCGCTCGAGCATCGTGGCGTGCTGATCGCGCAGCATGTTCACGGCGGAGACGAGCTCCTCCTTCGACGCCTTGCCGGAAATCCAGCGCGATATGGCTCCGATGCTTGCCACTAAGACCACGACCACGGCGCCCCAAAACCCGCCGTCACTCTCGGGCGCAGCCATCGGTCACTTACTTCGCCGCGAGCGGTTGAGTGGCCGCAGCTCGTCCGAGGATCGTGCCGACACCCGTAATGAGGGGCAGAAGCTCGGTGAGCGATAGCATTCCGCCATTGAGGTACGAAGTGAGTACCGGCAGCAGCAACTGCGCGATGCCAACCCATACCGTCTTCGACTTCAGCGCACCGGACGAAAATAAGTTCTTGAACATGTCGATGTCTCCAAAGGCTTTGTAGAGGACGAGAAACAGGCGGAACGAGGCAATCGGACCCATCAGTCGATCTCAGCAATTGAGCCGCGAATCAGGTTTGCGATGCGTTCGGCGCGGATGCCGACTTGCTTGGCCCATTTGCTGTTGAGCGCGTTGACGGCTGCGGTCTCGCGGTCGCCTCGCTCGAGCGCGGCCAGCATCAGCTTGAATTCGAGCAGCCCGTCTATCCCGAGGTTGTAGCCCATGTTGAGCAAGCCCCGGCGAACGTCGTCGGGCTGCTTCGTAAAGGCGGGCCAGCGCTCGGTGAGTTCGGCCTCGACGCCCTGCAGCATGAGGTCTAAGGCGAGATCCGCGGCGGCTCTGGGCATGACCCAGGTGCTTAACCTGAAGCCATAGCCGATCGTAGGAATGCCGAGCGAGTCGTTATAGACGCGCGAGCTAAAGCCCTCGTCGCGGCGCACGTCCGCGAGCGTTTGGGATGAGACGGTCATGGTTAGCGAAGAGGCTTGCCGCGATGCGGCGCTCTGAAAAGCTCAGGAGGTCGCTTGCCGAGACTAAGGCGGTAAGTCAGTGTCGAGATTCCGATGCCGGTAATCTGCGACCATTCCGAAACCGTACGTTTGGCGCCATCGTGCTCGATCCAGACGTTGCTCCGACGATTGCTGGACTGCTGCGCCGTGCTGGCCCAGCGGCAATTGGCCGGCTCGTAATTTCCGTTTACGTCTATCCGGTCCAAGCTCATGCCCTCGGGCCGCTCGCCCATGTCGGCGAGGAACGCCAGGAATGAACGACGCCATTGCGCACAGACCTTGATGCCACGTCCGCCGTAGTTATGCCAGCCAATATCTTTTTTGTTCTCACATCTAGACCGCAGATTGCGCCAGGCAATATAGGTCGGAGTGCGGAGTGCTGCCGCTCCGTGCTTTCTCCAAACATGGCCGGGCAGGAAGCGTAATGGCTTCCCGGCCTGTAGCCCTCGCGCCGGTCTGGTATATCGACCGATTGGCGTTGGCTGACCACATCCGCAGGCACAAAGCGACATTCACCAATTATGACCCTCGATTAGAAATATTGATAGCATAGGTGCCAAAAGAGCCATGCTATGAAGAACCCGACCATCGAGCGGCGCCACCAAGTGCGCCTATGCTTCATCCAGGTAATCACCTTCGATGTCAGCGTTTCCCCGTGATCTCTAGCTAGGGCGACGAACTCGGTTGAGAAGAGCAGCGCCAGGCCGAGCCCAAAGCCCCAGTCGTAGAGGGTCATAGGTAACGTCTCTTTGGGTAGACGATCGGCGCGGACTTCTCGCCAGGCACCCGGGCCCTATCGAGCTGCGAGAACGCATGCCGAGTCGCGCTCATCAGCGGGAAGCCCGTCAGCGGGATCTGGCCGTCGTTATCGAGGCCGAAGCGCTTGTGCTCTTCGAGCCAGGCGCTATTGCTCGCCAGAACGACGAACTTCTCGTCCTCGCGCATGCGTTCTTCTATCTCCATCGTGATCCGACGAGCGACTTCGGGCGTCTCGAGGTAGGCCAGTTCTTCTCGCAGCATTGCGCAGTCGAGATCGAGCAGCCGGGACGCGAAGGGCTCGGCGGACTGTTCCCAAGCGATTGGGATGGAATTAAGGCGCGATGCCCCAGGAGCGTTGTAGCGCTTCAGTTCTGCGGCAAGGTCGTTGAATGACGCCTCGCGCTGCGTACGAAGGAACGAATCGGCCACCGTAATGCGCAGAGCGTTCTTGCCCTCAACGTCTAGACGGACGATCGCGAACGACTCGCCATGATTCTCAGCATGGAAGCCGAAGATTGACCTCTCGCCTGAGCGTGGCTTAGCGATCTGTTTCCGTAGTCCTGGTTCGTAAACCGCGACTTCGGTGCTCATACCGCTCGAATCAGCCGCTCAGTCGGGATCGAGAATACCGGCCGAGTCGCAAGGTTCTCGTATGCCATCGCCACGGCCATCGCGAGTGCCACCATACCGTCTATACGGCCCCGAGAGCGCTTCTTGTCGAGCTTGCGGTTCCCTACCTCATCCGTCTTCACCACCGCGTTAGCGGCGCACATGCGAAGCACAGGGTTATTGCCGTGCATGAGCTTGGAATCGAGCAACAGTGATTCGAGCGTGCGTAGAGCCGGCGTCATCGACTGGTAGCCCTGCCCGAACTCCACGAACCGGTCGTCGATCAGGCTCTCGGTGAGCCCTTCCCGAATGAGCCAGGGCCGCAGGTGCTTCATGTTCCAGCGGTCAAAGGCGACTTTCCGCACGTCCTTGGTCCGAAAGATCGCCACCAGGTACTGCGCGACGTACTGGTAGCTGATCGACTTGCCGGGCGTCAGGATGATGTGGCCGTCTCGAGCAAAGGTGTCGTACGGCACCCGATCCTTTCGCGCCCGCTCTGCGATCTCGTGCTCGGGCAGGAAGAACGTCGACTTGACGCTCAGCCGGCCGCCTGTCGAGGCTGACACGTACACAAAGGCCGTCAGGTCGTTCGTTTCCGACAGGTCTAGGCCGGCATAAATGACCTGTCCGTCCTCTGCTGCAGCGCCGTTCTGGCCCCACACGGACTGCGTGACGAAGGGCGACGAGGCTTCTACCCGCTGGTTCAGCGTGTAGTTGCGGTAGAGGGCTTCCAGAGCCGGCATGCGCCTAGCACTGTCCGCCTGGCCGCGAACCTCCTGAGCGTTCAGGAAGTCACCGAACGCGGGGTTAGCGGCCTGTATCGCCTCATCCGAGAAGGGGTCAATGTCGATCGGCGCGGTATAGAGGCTAATCACCGTCCGGGGATCGGCCCCGCTCTGCGCGTCGTCTATCAGGATCGAGAGCAAGTCGGCGTCCGTAGGCGCCTGCGTCGAAATGACGATGGACATGGGCCGGTCATGGGCGCCCATCGCGTTCTCAATCGCCGTGAACAGCTCCGAACGAGGGCCGCGCACCTGGCCGAGCTCGTCGTGGACCGCGAGAGCCGGCGACTTACCGTGCGCCGTCGAGGCGTCAGCGGAAAGCGCCTGGTATAGCGTGCCTATCTCGGAATCGTAGAGTTCCTTGTGAGTGTCACGAATTGAGACCATCGTGGAGAGCGTCGGGCTCATCCGCACGATCTTGGCCGCGAGTGCGAACAGCACCGCAGCCTGGTCTCTCGACTGCGCCGTGCTCACGAGCTGGCTGTTCTGCTTCGCTTCCGGCCCCGAGAGGTGCAGGAGCAGCAGAAAGGCCGCTAGGGTCGTCTTGGCGTTCTTCTTCCCGAACGACACGATCGCCATGCGCGTGCCGTGGGGGTTGTCGTAGATCTTCCGCAGCTCATGCTGCTGCCAGGGCCGCAACCGGACGGGCTTGCCTACGTCCTTCCCCTCAGGGATAACGCAGTGTTCCTCGATCCAGTCGATATTAACTTCGGCGCGCGTCTTGCCCTTCATCTTTCAGCCCGGCGAGCTCTAAGAGACATTCCTTCCAATCGTCCTCGTCCATTTCGTCAAAAATGGCGCTGACCACCCGCCAGTTACGATCCTTCAGGCTTCGCCGCAGCCACATGGCATAGGTGTCTAAGGGCTTCTCTACCGATACCATGGATGGCTCCTGTCTAGCGGCGCCCCGGTCTCGTCACAGCCGGCCCAAAAACCCGCCCCGCCCTTCTCCTGCGACTGCTTGCGGGAATCGTGGCAGCTCTTCGCCATGCTCTGAAGGTTGTTCGGGTCAATGAACTTCTGAAAGTCGCCACGGTGGGGCTCGATATGATCCACCACCTCAGCAAGCGGGGCTCCGGGACGGCCCTTGTGATGCGGGCACTCGCAGCGGGGGGAGCTGGCAAGCTGTCGCTCCCGAAGCCCCTTCCAGCGTGATTGCTTCATCCACCCGCCAGCGCGGCGGCGGGCGGTGCGATCGTCCATTTACGATCCAGGCGATATCAGAGCGCCATCGTGTAACAGGCAACCATCTTTCAGGCAAGTTTCCGGCCAGACGCAGTTAGGGCAACTTTTTGGCGGTTCTGGCAGTTCGTCTGAGAGCTTGTCGAAAATTTCCTTGAGCCGCTTTCCTTCAAGATCCTCATAAATCCGAACCGGGCCGTCCGGGAGGATCTTTACGCCTGGCGCAGGCTGGAACTTGCCAATCTCGTTCTTCATATCGGCATTCTAGCTCTGGTGGAACGCCCAAGGACGGGCACCAGCACCGGATTTGCGCTCAGCCGCTTCCGGCCGATACCGGCTTTGGTTCGTCAGCCGCAGCGCCCGCGCGATCGAGCCCATCTCGTGCGAGATTTTGATGAGCTCGGCCGTCTCGACGGGCTGCTCAGTCTTGGCCTCGAGCACGCAATAGGTCGCCAGCATCCCGAACTGCGACGCCTTGATAAATCCGGGGCTCTCGCACTCCACAATGCGCCGCCATACGGCCGCCTCTGGTGCCGTCAGGCGCGCCAAAGGCTCAGGGCGGGCCACAATCGGCGCCATTTGCGCCACTTCTAAGCTAGCTTCGCTCTTTCGTCCGGGTTTCATCTGATTTGTCGCGGTTTATGGGAAGTCGAG